ATATTGATAAATATATTTGTAAGTTTCAAATAAGTTTTCAACTTTATAATTTTTCCAAATATAGTTTAATGTTGTTTTCTGTCTTAAATTTGCGCAAGCAATTATTGAGTCAACGCTATCCTTTGTTTCTTTAGAAGCGTCTACTCTACTTTTGAATTCTTTTATGAACTTTCCATCAAGAGTGTATTGATAAACAGGTTTCTCATTAAGTATATAATATTCTCCTCCAGGTTGTATATTATATCCATTTGGTTTAAGAGATTTATATTTTTTAATATACTCAACTTCAAATCTATTAAGATCTTGATTAAAGCAAATAATGATAACTTCAAACTTAAAATTTTTTAAACCGTATTTAGCTATTGCTCTTTGTAATAAAGGACATCCGCTTTTCTTTGGATTTTTATGGAGTTTCCATCTATCGTTAATATTTTCCATTTGACTTTGACCTATGTAACATTTTTTGTTAATTAAATTTGTTATCTTGTAGATGTATCCCATACACAAAATGTTTTAATTTTTAAGATATATTAAGATAAAAAGTCAATTAAAATTTAGAATTTTTTTATTTAGGTTTAAAGAAACCAAATATATAATATGCGTAATTGGTGAAGATAGCTATCACGCTCGCCTTCCAAGTGAGAGAAGGAGGGTGCAAGTCCCTCATTACGCATTCACAAACCTCAAAAAAAGAACAAAATAATTTTTAGTTTCTTAAAACTAAAAATTTAGATAACCACCTTCAAAAAAAGAACAAAATAATTTTTAGTTTCTAAAAACTAAAAATTTAGTTAACACCTCTAAAAGCAGTCAATAACTCGTCGGAAGCTATGCTTCTAAAAACTAAAAAATTAGTTAACGCCTCTAAAAGTAGTCAATAAATCAACTTTTAAAACATATTAGCAACTCCTTGTATTCCTTTTAATGTAGCTAATGTTTCATTATTTTGGACAAGATTGTTCTCCCATGAATAGTACAATCCTAAAAGTAAAAAGATGATACTCACAATCAAAAATATAACAATTCTTACCATCAAACTTGACCGCTTTTCCTTATCTTCTTGTGTCACCTCCTTTATTCCACTTCTTTGATTTAACGCAAACAACATCATCGCAAAAAAGATAAAAGAAATAATATAACATCCCCATAACTTTATCGTTGAAGACCAATTCTGATCAAATCTTCCTAACTTTGCCAACGGATTCATTTACTATTCTCCAAGAAAAAAAATATTTTTAACCAGTCAAACAGTCCAACCAAAAACTTTATATTTATAATTTAATATTTTTATCCTCATTATTTATAAAATGAGTGATATTGAATTCGAAATTGAAGTCAGCGCATCAGAAGACGAAAAAAATAACGATGAACTATCCGATATCGAACTCGAATATAAACAATACGAACAAGCAGAAGATCTCGACAACGAATACGGCGACGACGAAATCCCTCTCCTCACTTTCGATGAACCTAACGAAGACGAAGATATCCCTTTCGAAGACCCCGTACAAACTAGACCCTGCGGTCCTAAACCAACCAAAACTAACAACGCTTACACCCTTAATGAACTCAGAAAACTTGTCATAGATAGAGGTTTGATGGACGAAAACGATGTCAAAAAACTTAAAATGGAAGACCTCTGTAAAACACTTAACTTTCAATACACATCCTCCGCTCAACAAAACCTCTTTGACAACTACGCAAACTGCCTCAAAAAGAAAAAACTTGACATCGTCCTCGAAAACAAAGAATTCCTCAAAACAAAAAATATCAACGAATTCAACATGGGACAAGTCAAAAAAGAACTCCTATGTGATATCATCTATAAAGACAAATCCCCTTTCGTCGTCCCAGATGACTTCAAAATTGAAAACTGTTATGCCTACGACTTTCCTACCCTCAAACGCATCGCCGTAAGAAACAGAATCGATACTTCAAGAGCAAAAACCCAAGAAGACTACTGTAGACTCATCAACCTCTTTTACCTTAGAAAAAATCTTGAACTCAACAGCGAACAAAATCCTAACTGGCAAGATGTCCCTAACGAAGACTACGCTTGTCTAGCCCCTTTATCAAACGAACTCACACTCCAAGAACACCAAAAGAAAGTCGTTAAACACATCTTAACTCACAGAGGACTTATCGCTGTTCATGAAACAGGAACTGGAAAAACTCTCACAGCAGTCACAGCCATCCACTGTATGCTCGCTAAATATCCAAACATCAGAGTTCTCGTCATCACTCCTCTCTCCCTCGTTGACAACTTTTGGAAAAACTTTGTCAAATTTGGTACTGACATCAAAGACCCTAACTTTATCGCTAGAATTGACGTCAAATCTTACGATGAATACGCTAATGAACAACGCCGTCAAAAAATCACTGACTGTTCTAACACCTTCCTCATCGTCGATGAAGCTCACAATCTTAGAACTGACTACTCTATCAATGACACAGGTATCTCTAAAGGTTCTCTCACCTATTCTGTTATGCTTTGCGCTTCACAAGCATTCAAAGTCCTTCTCTTAACCGCAACTCCAGTTGTTAACAGATCTGGTGATCTTAAAAACTTAATCATGATGGTAAACGGAGAACACCCACTCAATAAAGGAAATCTCGCTGGATTTCCGAAAGAACTTCTCAAAAAAACAGTCGCTCAAATGGACAAAGAAACAGAAGAACAAGTCCTCGTTATAGATCCAGACACAAAGAAAGTAATCGAAGATACCTTATTATGTAAAGTCAGCTATTTTGAAGCACCACAAGAAAACTTTCCAACAAGAATCGACATTCCTCTTGAAGAAACCACGATTGAAATGCCTGATGACTATTACTTAAAGTATAAATTTATCGAACGCGGAGGTGATTCATGCTCTGAACAAATGAGTCAATATTTAGCTGGAGATTCACTCGTTGAAAACTTCTATCACGGACTCAGAATCAGTATCAACTCTCTTGATGGAGAAAACAGTCCAAAGATTGACTTCATTATGGACATTCTTGAAAGAGAAGCAGCCGCTGGAAGAAAGACAATCGTTTTCTCAAACTGGAAGAAGGCCGGAATGAACTTGTTAAGAAAGCGTCTCGATGCGAAAAACATGAAAAACTTGTACGCTTATGTATCAGGTGAAGTACCAAAAGAAATCAGAGAATATGTCAAAGAAAAATATAATAAAAACAAAATTAAGATTCTCCTCATTACAAGAGCAGGAGGAGAAGGTCTCGATCTGATGGAAACCAGAAATGTCATCATTATGGAATCAAACTGGAATCCAGCCATCGATCAGCAGATTATCGGAAGAGCAATCAGATACAAATCCCATCAATATCTTCCTGAAGAAGAAAGAAATGTCAAAGTGTATAGAATCATGTTGAAGAAGCCAAAAAGCATTGATATGGCTCAAGAAAGATTCGGCAGATCCATTGATGAGATCTTGTATAAAATGTCTTATGGTAATAAACAAAGAGAAATTGACCTTCTTAAAGACATAATGAAAGAAGTGTCGATCGAAAATCAACTCTGTATATGCGATCCTTCAGAACAAACCTCTTCTACAGCAGGATGTCAAATCTCACTTCCAAGGAGTTACAAGAAGAATAAAAAGGTCGAAACTAAGGAAGAACAATTGCTTGATATCGAATTTGACGAAGAAGGGCAAGTTGACATTCCTGAAAAAGAAGTTCTTATTGATATCCAGTTTGAAGAAAAATCACAGCCTGAGGGAGAAGCAACTTTACTCACTATTGAACAGCCAGCTCCTATTCTGTACTCATCAGATGAAGATGAAATGACAGAAGAACAAAAACTAATGACTATTCCAAAGAAGGCCTTCAAAGACAAAAAGGAAGAAGATGAAGAAAATATAAAACTGTTCAGAAAACACATTTACACCGCTCCTGAAGACAAATCAAGTTTGGGCCTTTCCATTAAAGAAATAGGTAAGCCGATGTGGATTAAACTCGCAGGCTTGAGTCAAAAGGCAAAAGAGATACATGGTAAAAGAAGAGGAAGAAAACTTGACGTTCTTAATATAGATATGGAAAGTGAAGAGATTATCAAGTTTAAGGATTTCAAAAATAAGACAAAGAACCGGAACCATGGCGACCGGAAGAAAATAGAAGAAGTTCCAGAAGTCATCTTTGAAGACGAACTTGCTCCAGACGCTCCAGATATTTCTTTTGAAGATGATCAAAAAGATCAGGATCTTCTTCTTGAATACAAAGACGAGACAAAGGTTGAACACATCTATGATATCGATCCACAAGTAATTCCGCAAAACAATGATTGTAGAACAGACTTGAAAACTGAAGCCCAAATCATGGATGAGCTTCTTGACACATCTAAAAATGTAGAAGATGATATCCAATTTGAAAGCGGAGAGGATATCGAATTTGAAGAAAAGATACCTTTGAACGATGATATTGAATTTGAAGAAAAAGCACCTTTAAACGATGATATTGAATTTGAAGATGTTGAAGATATTGAATTTGAAAGTGGAGATGATGTGGACTTCGAAACCGAACCATTCCCGTTTATGGTTATGTTAGCTAAGGTTTATGAGGAGAAACAAGATCCAACTGGTTGGTGGCATTCAGAAAAATTAGATGGTGTTAGAGCAATTTGGGATACTAAAAAACTCTTGACTAGAAATCAAAAAGAAATTGTAATTCCAGACCAATTCAGAAAGTATCTTCCAAAAGACACACCGCTTGATGGAGAATTATTCACAAAGAGACAAAACTTCTCTAAAACATCTGGCATCATTCGCCATAAGACTCCAAACCTTGAAGACTGGAAGACAATTAAGTTTATGATCTTTGATATTCCTGTAAAGGATATTCCTTTTGAAAAACGACTCGATAAGATCCAAAAGATTGTGAACACTCAATGTAGAGGCGATCCTAAATGCCCTCTTGTCGCTGTTCAAAATACAAAGATCCAATCCAGAGAACACTTGTCTAAACTTCACTTAGATATTGTGAAGAAAGGCGCTGAAGGAAGCATGTTAAGAAAACCAAACTCCATGTATGAAAACAAACGTAGCTCCTCTCTTTTAAAACTCAAACCGTTTGAAGACCTTGATGCTAAAGTCATCGGATACCAAATGGGTACTGGAAAATATGTTGGCCAGCTTGGAAGCCTCATTGTTACACTTGTTGACGACCCAAGCGTAAAGTTTAACGTCGGAAGTGGTTTTGAAGATCAGGACAGAATGAACTACAAACAACTATTTCCTCTTAACACAATCATAAGAGTACAATACAACGGTTTCACAGAGTATGGAGTGCCAAGATTCCCAGTCTACACAGGCATTCACTTGGATAGAGGTCTTGATATAGAAGAAATTTGATTTAAAAGAAAGACATTTTAAAATAAAATGTTACATCAGGTAAGGAGATTGGAACCAAGTTTGTTAACGATCGATATGTCAAATTTGGTTTTTAAACCTGTTAGAATCATTTATAATCCCTCTAAAACATCTCTTGTAAAAAAACTGTATTATACCTATCTCCAATCAAAAGAGTACGAAGAACCAGACTATTTTTTCTATCCTAAAAAACTTAACAGTGAACTTTCCACACAAAAAATACACGCTCACATGCTTGACATTTCCTACCTTGCCTATCCATTTAGGTTCACTCCTCTTCCACATTTGACAAACAACAAACTAGACTATGTCAACCCAAAATATTTTATTGATTCTTATAAAGAATTGAAAGAAGTGGCAAAAGGATTTCAAGTTGACGGATTTTGTATCGATAAAAACATTTTCATTCATTTTCACAATAAAGACAACTGGATTCAAGAATAAAAAATTGTGATCACAATTTTTTATTTAATCTATCACATATAATCTAACACTATGTCAAAAATATCTTTGTAAAGAAGGATATCTTTATCTACTTTTACTTTATTTCTTAACTTTTGCTTCATCTCTTGTTGTAATGAGATGATCAAGGTCCGTTTTTCTTCAAGAGCCATAGTTGTATCGTACGACGCTCCAGACTCCAGTCTCTTTTTTATAAAGTCAAGAGCGAGAGTTGGATCAACTCCTTTATTCAATAAAAACTTAATAATAGCTTTATCACTCAAGATAAGCATATCACCTCTAATGTCAATCGCACTCATGTTTTTACAGCCTCCAAACTTTGCTAGTAGCATTGCCATCTCTATTGTGGGAGAGTGACATACTATTGGAACATTACAAAAAGAAAGAAAGTTGGCACTCATTCCATATGTTGTCAGGAGTTTGGAAACTTTTGCCAAATTATTCTCAACAACATAATTATAAATAGCGTATCTTATCTCATGAATCAGCTTATCATGGTTGTTTAGAAAAAAGTTTGAGGCAATCAGTTTGAAACTTTTAAAATTCAAATGTTTAATCTGCTGACAAATATGGAAACTATTATTAAATTTAGACAACTTGCTTTCCTTTTCACACCCGCACTCCATCATGACTCGTATTAACTCGTGATTCGCATCTATAACTGCCTCGTTTAGATATGTGAGCCCATTGGCCATTGGTTTTGTAAAATCAATATACTCTCTGAAAATCTTGTAAAAATCAACGTGATGTCTTGACTCTTCAAGTTCTTGGATTAATATGGTAACGTGTTCTGGCTGAAGACACTTGCTATTAATGATCATCTCTCCAATAATAAAGTTTTCTTCTTCCATAAACATCTGATTAAACACGCCAAACACAAATTTTTTTACAAAAACCTCATTCGAGCATTTTGTTCCATTCTTTATCCACATTGTAACAAGATCTATAAATGCGTTAACGATGTCTAATTTTAGATACTCATTTTCAAAAAACAAGTGGTATGTTTGCTTGCCAAGGTTGTATGCTCTATAATCATTTTTAAGAATGGTGTCACTGTTAGCTAATTTGATCAATTTTTCATCATCTTTCTGTACCATATGTTTTTTGAGATAGTCAATTCCGGTCTCTTCCCAAAAATGTTTTTCTCCTTGTGGAGACAATTTGAGTCGCTTATTTGACATCTTATCATGTATATTAACCATTTCTATTTCTTTATATTGATTATTCATTTTCTCAGCAGTTTTAAAAATCACTTTATAAACTGACATTTTAACCTTTGTAAACAAACATTACAAAATGCTCGATATTGAAAGTGACGACGAAGATATTATTTTAGCTAAAAAAGCCAACATCAAACTTGGATTGTGCTGTCTAAACACCGAACTTAGAGAACAGAAAAAAAATCCAGTTTTTTGTAGCAGAGGAATGATTCGCTCAACATTCTCTGTTGAACGTGCTAAAAAAGTTGCCCTACAAAACATTGCTGACATCAAACCTATGCTTGACTGGAACGTTAAAAACAACATATCTCATTATCGTCTTTCAAGTGACATGTTTCCTCACTTCACTGATGAGGAAACTGAAAGTTACACGCTTGACTTCAGCAAAGAGGCTCTTGCGGAGGCTGGCGCTTATTGTAAAAAGTGCGGTCACACGGTTACCATGCATCCAGGCCAGTTCAACCAAGTTGGCGCTAACACGCAACGCGTCTTTGACTCGACGTGTCAAGACCTCAAGATGCACGCCGACATACTTGATCTAATGGACGTTGACCAAAACGGAATTATCTGTATTCATGGAGGCGGTCTGTATGGTGACAAAGAAAGCGCCGTAAGACGCTGGATTGAGCAGTTTGACGATCTTCCGCAAAACGTTAAGAAAAGACTCGCGATTGAAAACTGTGAAAAATGTTACTCGACAAGAGACTGTTTGGAAATCGCTCAACAGTGCGGAATCTCAATGATATTCGACTCACACCACTATGAATGTTATTCAATTTTACACAAAAACGAGATACAAGAGATGCCAGAAGACATGATGGAGGAGATTGTTGACACGTGGAAAAAGCGGGACCGAACTCCCGTCATGCATATATCAGAACAGGCACCAGACAAAAGAATCGGTGCGCACTCAGATTATATTGAAAAAATTCCACAGTATATGCTTGATCTGCCCGAACAGTTTAACTGTTCTCTAAATATAGAAGTGGAGGCTAAGATGAAAGAAAAAGCGATCAAGCATCTAAAAGATAACTATCCCCACTTGGAATTTAATTAAGTAAAAAAAAAGATTTTAATTCTTGTCAAAGAATTAAAATAGAAATGGGTTGTATACAATCCTGCTTTGGTTATGAACAAATTGATGACCAGTATAGATATCTAAATAATCCATCCAATGTTCTTGATATGCTTCACCAAGACTACACTGGTCTTATCATTGATCTGTACGACGAGTTTTCGTTCAAGGCCTTGCTTACCGTTGGTAGAGAAAAGCGTGTTGTAAGGTGTGGACTTGACGGTTGTAAAAAAATACATTTTGACAAGAAGAATTTAGCTAAGAACTACTTTCTTTACTTGATCACTGGAAACTTTTACAATGATTTTATACTGGGTCAGATCCAAATCAGCAATCTGCTTAATAGATCAACAACAAAACGTGGTCCACAAGAGTTTAAATTTCATATTACAAGATTTGATCAAGATCTTTTCATGGTTAAGATTTATAATTTAGGATCTTCCAACACAGCTTTAAGCCACAATTTGACTTCGTTTAACGAACAAATATTGCGTTTTATTTCATCGGAGTAAAGTTCCAATTCAATATCTCGCAACACCTTTGATATATATCGTCATGCTCCTGTAATCTTGCCTGCGTCTTTAAACAATTTAGATCATTGTCTGGAACCTTCACACCCTGTCTTAAAAGTAGCTGACGAAGCACATAGTGCGAATTTAAGAAGTTCTTTCTCTTCAACTTAAGAGTCAGATATGTTTTAACAAGCTTGTCAAAGTCTTCGTACAATACCTTCTCATATTTAGAAATATCTCTTCTTGGTTTTCCAGTCAGTTTGCTAAAGATAAGATGTAAGTCTTCGTAATATTTGTGGTATCCAGTCTCAGTAAGAAAGATCCTAATATGTTCTTTTGTGACCTTTTGAAATCTTTTAAGTCGGTCTGTTTCTCCCTTTATTAGGAGACCGTGCTGATCAAGGATGGTTTCAAGACTAGTATAGATTTCTTCTGGAATATACTTGTTTTGTTTTCCTTGATACTGATTGATAGTGTCTCTGAAATGGCATTTCTTTTCATAGTGATATTTTTGGTTAATATTTATTCTTGAGTAGTCGTAAAAATTGTTATTCTCTGAAAAGTTTATGTTGTAAATTGTTCCACACTCTGCGCATACAACCTGAGAGTTATTTTCCTGATTCATAATCTTATTTTCTTCTTTTTGTATACACTCGCATATCTTGTTTCGTTTTGGAAGTACCTCTTTTCTCTTCTTATTATTAGAGATGGTGATCGTATTGTACACATCGTTTGAGTGTTTGCTTTTTGTCTTTGTTGGTTCAAAGAACTGGTTTTTAGTTCTGATCACAACGGTTGGATTGGTAAATATGTGTCCGTTCTCGATCATCTCCTGAATCTTTGTGTTGTACTGAATGATCGTTTTGTAAAGTCTATCAGTGCCGTCTTGAGAAACTGTTTCTTCATCGATCTTTTTCTTTCCGCTCATGAAAGAGGAGGCGATGGGAGTTTTGATCAGTTCTTTGTATTGGGCAATGATAGCGATGCTTTCAGAGATGTAGAGGCTTTCGTTAATGAATAAGTTAGAGATATGATTGTGTATAGAGATGATGCTTTCGAGGTAGTTTAGGTATTGTTTGTAAGAGAGAGTATCGTCGGTCAATTTTTCATCTTTATTAATTAGATAAAGTGAGAGAGGAGGATAGTCACGTTCAATGAAAAGATTTATTTTTTCAATTTGACTATTCTTAATACCGTAGGGAATAGGAACTTTAGAAATGATCTTAAGCATTTCTTTTATGCTTTCAAGATAAAAGTCTATTTTAGACTTTTCTTCCTCAAAGTATCTAATGATTTTGTCATGAATGTACAAAATGTCTTCATCCTTAGACTCATCATGTTTAATTTTAATCATATATACTTGATTAAAATTTTCTTTAAAGCCAATTTTTTAAAAGAAAAAATATTGTAAGTGGCTTGCTGGAGCAACACCTACTGAAGAGGATGTTGATTCTCCACCGACAAGAGGCTTAATCTTTTCTAATGTGTAACCGTTCTTAATAATATAGTAAACAGCACCACAGATAATGACTAATAATAAGAATAACCAACAACATAATTCTTGAGATGGCATTCTGATTTGCTTGCCATAGAATGCTTCGATTCTCATTTTACAGCCATCAGCAAATTTTTCAAAAGAGTTTTTCTTTTTTTGGTGTTGTTCATCTGTCTTAATATGACCAGCGTATTGTGGATTTATTCTGACATTTTGAGGCATCATTCTTATATGTTTTGGCATATTGTTTTATTTTATGGAAAAGAAAATATTTTTAAATATCATCTTTCAATTCTTTTAAAAAAAATATTATCTTCTCATAATAAAAAATATTATTGAAATTATCCTGTCTTATCCCATTAGACAACTCTAAACACTCCCCTGTTGTCTTTCCACTCTTCTTAAACTTCTCTATCACCTCACCTAATCTTGCCAACCTTGAATTAAACCTTGCGTTCGCATCTCTGCCACTCATCTTTGGATATTCTCCAATCAACTTTGTAAACTGTTCCTTCACTGTTGGCAATTCATTATCAACAGAATTGTACACCTTTGTTGAAAATAACATCTCTGTGTTAACAATCTCCTTCTCTAATCTATCTCCAATCTCATAAAAATGCTCAAGATCGGTAACAAAGTAATATCCCTTCTTATTGAACGGTGAGTTAAATGTGAAGGAATCAATCGAATCATATCTGTTTATGTAAACCAAAAACTCCTTGTTGATGTACACAATCTTGTACTTTGAATCCTCCATAATCGGTATGAAACGGGTAAGACTTGCTTCATACTTCTTTTTATTGTCTTGTTTATTTACAATGAAGAAGGATGGATTTGTCTTTTCCTCGTCATCCGTTTGTTTAAGAGAGATGTGAAGGTAGTTTTTAACAGAGTTATCAGGTTTTAAGAAATACTTTGACGGAATGTATAAAAATAAGGAGACACCACTGTTGATGAATTGAAGAAGAAGGAAGATGATACGGCCTTCAAAAGAGAAGATACCGTCAACAGCAATGTTGCTTTTTTGAAAATATTGGAGGAGATTTGATATAGGAAATTCTTCTAATTGATCACGATCGTCGTTATCCATTTAGTTTATAAATAAGAAACAGTTCTTTAAATTTTCTTAAAACAAAATACAAAGGTTAAATATTTTAATCCATTAGGAGTAAATAATGACAAACCAGTCTGGACAATTCGGCGATAACATTGATGATTTACCTGTTGATTCACAAACTCCTCCTTCTATCGACTCCACTCTTCTTGTCAACCTCTTTGCTCCTGTAGAACAATCTGACACTGCGCAAAACCTTAAAGTCCTCGCAGTTAGTGGTGTTATGTTTCTCGTTTTGAATATGTTTATGAGAAAACACATTCATAAGTGGACCAAAAACGAAACCTATACAACTGGTGCCATCATCGGTGCCATTGTCGCTACAAGTTTTGTCTTAAAACGATACGTTTTTGTTTAGTCGATTCATAAACGAATTCATTCTTGACTCTTGACCGCAGAGTATCTTACTTAAACTTAAATCAGCATCTTCGTCGATCATAAACTCTTGTGAACTTTGACTACTCGTTGGAGAATTGTTTTTAGAACTCATCTGACTATAACAACTACTTACATCGTTGTATGAGTTTTCTTTATGAGAAATATAGTCATTGAAGGTATCAATACACCTGTCATTGTATCTTTTCTTTTTGTATAAGTCTTGACACACACTTAACATTTCTTTATTTTTAAGAACTAATTTAAAAAAATATTTTATATTTTTATATTGTATGAACATTTCAAATCAAATGCTAACAACATTAAAATTTATCTTCTCCTCTGAAAGATCTAACTGCGTCATCGAAAAAAATCGCGATGTCATCATCCGTCTCAAATTCATCGGCACTTTTCAACCCAATGAAAAAGTTGATGTTAGAAACCTTCGCATTGAAAATAACACTCTGATCACTCCTTTCAAACGTATGTTGTTTGGAGAGTCGAGGGATACAACCTACAACTTTCTCAACTCCACGATTGAGCGCTCTTTCGAGATTATCAACGCGTACATCCGAACAGACAAGATTTCCGAAAAGATCTTTTGTAAGAACATCTTGAATGATATGGTGAAGGCGATTCAAGGTCTTAAGAATATACAAAAGACGTATCGTGACGACAAATTGTTTTACTGTAACATTGAAACGATTATAGAGTCGATTGAGTCAAAGCTTTCAGAGATAAGAGAGAGACATGTTGATATATTCCTTATCAAGACTATACAAGATGAGATCAATGAGGATTTTCTCGAAGAAAAAAGTGTTGAGGAACCAAAACGGGAGGAAAAACGCGTTGAGGAACCAAAACGAGATGAAAAACGCGTTGAGGAACAAGCCCCTCAAAAAAATAAACACAAATAATATTTAATTATGTATAATATTAATTAAATATGACAAAAAAGATAACTTTACTTCAATGGTGGGACAAATATAACAAATGGATCGTTATTGGCTTTTCATTTATCGTCATTTGTTATCTTATCTTTAAGTACGTTATAAGCGACTGGATTGACAATGACAATAAAGATCTTGTTGTGAGTCTGCTTACTCAGAAGAAGAAGAGGTATGCTCCAAAAGAAAGTAAGGGTGAGATGATGTGTCGAGACTTTGCCACTCAGCTCTTTGGAAAACCATTCATCAAGATTCGTCCAGACTTTTTGAGAAACGATCAGACAGGTCATAATTTAGAGCTTGATATTTACAATGATGAGTTGAAGTTGGCAATCGAGTATAATGGAATTCAGCACTACAAGTATATTCCACATTTTCACAAGAATGAGGAGGCATTTAAGGCGCAACAGTACAGAGATAAGTTAAAAGAGGAGAGATGTAGACAAAATGGGATTAAGTTGATAATAGTACCGTATACGGTGAAACATCATGATATAGCAGATTATCTATATAATGAAGCGAAAAAGTTAAACATCGTCTAGTTTACTTTTGACCTCTCATCATGTTGTGAATCATGTCACCTTTATGGTCTTTACGAATGTGGTGACCTAATCTAGCAGAATAATTGTTGTTCATGTTAATATGTAATCCTGGTAAAGAATTTGGTAAATCTTGTTCTGTTCTAATACGTTGTAATCCAGCAATACTTCCAGCTTTTTCTGTATCTCCTTCAAATCTGATACGTTGAGCTGGATATGGTAACGCATTTGAATCTTCATATCTAATACGTTGATTTAATTGAGCATCATCGTTTGTTAAACCAAGTCTAATACGTTGAGATGGATATGGTAACGCATTTGAATCTTCATATCTAATACGTTGATTTAATTGAGCATCATCGTTTGTTAAACCATGTCTAATACGTTGAGCATGATATGTTGCCACATCATCTGGAACTTTATCTCCATATCTAATACGTTGAGCGTGATATGTTGCTACATCTTCTTTAACAGCATCTCCATAGAAACCTTCTGTGGAGCCTTTTTCACAGTCACATTTGTTTAATATCAAGTAAATAATAATTAACGCTAAACCCACTAAAATCTTTTGTTCTGGATCCATTTTTAATAGATAACGAGAAAAAAAAATTTTATTTTAATTATAATTTTAACACTTACCTATTTTTGTGTCAAGATAAAAACCACCGCTGCGATAAACAATACCGATGATATATCACTCATCTTTCTTCCCACTCTTGTCTTGGCAAACTGTGCCATCCCTGATGTCAAAGGAAAGTCCGCATCCGCTCCATAAAATCCCTCCTTCTTTTTACATCCACAAGAATTAAGCTTCATCCAAATTATATACATTCCAATCGCTAAAAGTATCATATTTTGTGACATTTTGTTATTATAAAAAGATATTTTTTTATTTTTTATTCATAAATTGTGAGCGATAACAAAATTCTTCTCGGAGAAGGCAGTTACGGAAAAGTTTTCAAACTCCTTCCCACTTCCTCCTCTGACCCTATCAATCCAGTTGTTTATAAAGAAATAAAGCTCTGGGCATACGAATCCCCAAACAGTAAGAACTTTATCATTCTTGAAAACAATCTAAAAGAACTCATCTTCTACAAAATCCTCTTTCTCTACTACAAATCTAACTATTCCAACTTCTCCATCTCCTTCCTCCTCAATACCAAATTCCCCAACATACCTATCCCTTCCAAAGTTAGTTTCAAAAAGAACTTTGGATACATCCACTTTGACGACTATGGAACCGTTCTCTCCGAATCAAAATTCAAATCTAACCAACAATTCTTTAACATCTTCAAACAAATCTGCTCTACTGTAAACTCCTTCTTCGACTCAAACATCTCTCACGGCGATCTAAAACCCACCAACATCCTTGTTAAAGAAACCGAAGATCCTGAAAATCCTCAAGTTACCATCGTCGACTTTGGAAGCCTCTGCTTCTTTCACAATACTAACCTTATCAACAGATATCAAAGATGTACAATAGTGTATACTAGCCCCGAAGAGCTGTGTCAAATCAAGTATAGCATGGCAAACGACTGGTGGAGCGTTGGAGTCATCATGTTTGAGTTTCTGAGCGAAAAATCATTCGTCCCATGCTTTCTCTTATACTCAAAATATGATGATAAAACAGTCCAACAGTTCATAAATCACGTATTTAACAATAAAAAGTCACCAGACTTTAATGCCAAGAGTTTTCTTATTCAGTTCTTCCAAAATATATCTCAATTCCATCTTAACAAGTTCATTGATCACTATATAAGCAATAAAGACTTCGCAAATATAATCAAACTTCTTTTAACACTCGACAATTTCAACAGAATCGATAATGTAAAAGAAGTAGTGAGCTACTTTGAATGCCACCTTCAGTATAACCAATATGAAAATATGGGGAACTTTCAACTGAAGAAGTACAAGGAAATAGAGTATCCAGGATATTCCAATAAGGAAAGAAAGGGATTTGTTGATATTCTTTTTTATGCTTGTCAAAACAACAAGTATAAAAAAATTAATCTTGAGATTTTTGGTCACGCGGTAATGATGCTTGACCGGTTTTTTGTAAAGATTTATGGTGATAAAAAGCTCGAACTTGTAAAACTCGATATTATTAGTGTTTTGTGTCTTTGTCTTTCATCTATCATCTTAAAAGGAGAATTTTTCAAATCAAACGAAATTATCTATATTATTGAAGATATCTATGAAATCAAATACGGTTCAGAAGATATCGAAAATGCTCTAACTATATTGCTAAATGTACTCAATCTTGCCCTCTTTAATTTGAGCCCAGATCTTCTTATAAATTCTAATATTGACTATAAACTTATCTATGATGTGTTTAGTGAGTATATATTGCTAAATGAAACTTGTCTAGCGATTTATGAAAAGTTAGCCTCTTAAAAATCCTCGTCAAATCTAACCTCGTGTTGTTCTGACGATGTTAAGACATGCGTCTTTGAATAACTTGTGACTCGTTTCTCAAAAAAGTTTGTCTTTCCCTCTATAGATATCAAATTCATCCACGGAAATGGATTTTCTACTCCATAAATTCTCTCTCCTATCAAGGCATAACATAAATGGTCTGCTACATATTCAATGTATTGACACATTAGGACTTTATTCATGCCTTTCAGATTATAAGGAAGACATTCCATCACGAAACATTTTTCTACGTTTACAGAAGAGGAAATAATGTCTTTTAATGTTGAGACGTCGAGTTTTTGTACAATATACTTTTGATAAATTAGACACGCGATGTCTCTATGCATACCCTCATCTCTGCTTATCAATTCATTAGACTGACACAATCCTGGCATTAATCCTTGTTTTTTAAGCCAAAATATAGAACAAAAACTAGAACTAAACATAATACCCTCCACACACGCAAACGCAATCAAACGCTCCACAAAGTTTCCTTTACTGATCCACTCTCTAGCCCAATCAGCCTTTTTCTTGATCGATTCGATCTGTACAGTAGCCTGAAACAGTTTTGTCTTTAAAGCCTTGTCTTTTACTAATGTATCTATTAAGATCTGATATGTCTGACTGTGAATGTCTTCCATCATTTCATTGTAGTGATACAACATCTTAAGCTCTGGAATCTTAACCTGCTCGCAAAAGTCTTGGTCTAAATTATCATTCACAATAAAGTCCGAACAAGCAAAAAATCCAAGTATCATCAAGATAAAATGCTTTTCATTTTGATCAAGCTTTTCAAAATCTCCAACATCCTGAGAAAGATGTATTTCTTCTGGCACCCAAAATGCCGCCACAGCCTGCTTGTAAAACTGCCACAAATCTTCATACTCAATCGGATATAAGTTCATTCTACTGTTTGATAATATAGGTTCTTTAGAAGCATCGAAATTTTCCATCTTTACCATTTTATATATAGTAAATATATTTTTAATTTAATAAAAAAATCATTTAATTTATCAAATGATTTTTTAAATGGAAGCTTTGATTTCATCAGGTTAGTACAACCCTTTTAAAACTTGCTCATCATATTCATCGGAGCATCACACACTGACCCACAAAATGTCATTCCATAAATCACCACTCCTATGGTTATGACTCCTCCATACGTTGGGATAAACATAGCAAGAATAAGTAATATCGATACCCACATGTTCCAGCCATTCATCTTTACACACTTGAATGAATAATAAATCGCCAAAATAAATAAGATCAAATACACAATCATCAAAATAGTAATCGATATGATCACACTTTTAATTGCTTTATTCATCTCATTTGGACACAAATCATTTCTTGTCTTGTAAATTCTGGTTAAAGAATTATAGTCTCTTATTCTATTCTGAATCGCTTCAACAAACATTTACAAGTTGACAAGATTTTATTTTAAAAAAATATAAACTTTTGTAACGCTAACGGTTCATACAAATTTATAGTCGACTCTGCCAATTTATCCTTCATCAAGATCTTTCCTCTCTCATCTATCTCTCTCTCCTTACCATAGTAACAATACACCGTATCGACCGGATGTATCTCCTTCAAACCATGATAGTCTTTAAATACCTTCTCTTCCTTCTTGAACCTCTTCACCAAGAATGACTTCTGTACTAAAATATTCAACTCTGGCCACTCTTTCCAGTCTGGAAGAACAAACATAAATGTTATTTCTGGATTTATCAGATACAAATCATAACACTTATCCATCGCCCAACTCATTATATTTATCTCATATGGCGGATTCACTAGGACTATCGGCTGATCAACCCTTTCCAAAGCAAAAAAGTTCCCTTGTGAATCGATGTCAACATCCAGAAAAGCAGAACAGTAATTGTCGAAATATCTATTGATTGTCGCTGAAAATGCCTCCAACACATTGTCTTGAGGAAGATAGCCTAAATCTTTATACACAACCGCCAAACCTATCGTGCCTAAATCCATATAGTGATATCTCATACAGCTCGCTATCACATACTTGTTAACAAGCATTGGATTATCTTCTCCATTTCTAATTAAACATCTGAAATCTCTATACTTGAAAAACAAGTTTCCAAAGAAAGACTCAAAATTTCCTTCAGTGATTAAATCATCTTTCTGTAAAACAAGATTCTTGACTCTTCCAGCTGCGGAATCATAAGCCTTCTTAAACATCTCTAAAAGCTTCTCAACATGAATTTCTAAGTTTTGAAATCTAAGATATTTACGGAGCGCATTTTCGTGCGACTCATTAAATTCAAAAGTGTATATATCGTCCACAATGATAAGTCTTATAAAGAAGACATAGATGATCAATTGTTTTGACGCTTTTTTATTTAAGCGTGTCAGATATCCAATTTCTCTTGAAAGTTTCTCTGTCACATCCTTCCATATCTTTGACATCTCATACTCCTTGTTTATGATTGATAATGAATTGTCTATATCGTAAGTAATCACCTTCTCTTGGTCAATTGGTTGAGCTTCTTTCTTCTCATCAATGTCAAATTGGACTTCAGCCTGCTCAACCTCGTATTGATATAGTTCAAGAGACTCATTTTTATCAATAACGAGAACATAACTGTTTGAATCGAATCCAGACTTATCGTGTTTTTGTATTAAGCCCTCGATTTGGTCTTCTGTCACAAAGTTTGATGAAAAATTGTCAATCAAGAAAAAGAAAGGCTTGTCAAATGATCTCGTCTTATCAAGATAGAAAAAGATATTGAATCTAGTTCCGTCACCAATGATAAAAGGGAGAACATTTTTGTAATAGTCACGTTGCGCAATGTCCCCATACACAATCAAGTTGAATCTTTCCAGATTGATCTTATTTTTTAATGTCTCAAAACTCATTTTATAATTAGGTAATATTATTTTTAAAAATCAATTAAAAAACATATTATACTATGTTTTTTAATCTTTAGTCTTGTTTAACTGCTACAACTTGTACATACATCATCGTAACAGACAAACTTCTTTCCATTTTTGTAAAATTCCTTTCCCTTCTTTTCCTCCTCATTTAAAATCGTAAATTTTACCGCATCTCGCGCCGGCTTGCTTCTTATATAATAACTTCCCGTCTTCAATCCCTTCTTCCACCCATACATATGCATACTACTTAACTTCGCATGGGTCGGCTTATCTATAAATATATTCATCGACTGAGACTGATCTATAAAAGCCCCTCTATCCGCAGCCATATCTATAATCACTTTTTGCGATATCTCCCACACTGTCTTATAGATCCCTTTTAACTCTGCTGGAATATCTTCTATATTAGAAATGCTTCCATTATTCTCAATAATCTTGTTCACAAGCGACTTATCCCACATTCCCAACTCTTTCAAGTCTTTATACAAATGCTTGTTGATCACCACAAAATCTCCAGCCAATGTTGATCTTGAATAAACATTTGATGTGTACGGTTCACACGCCTCATTGTTTCCTAAAATCTGCGCCGTTGAAGCGGTTGGCATTGGAGCGATCATCAAACTGTTTCTAAGTCCCTTCTTAACTTTTTCGATCAGCGGTTCCCAGTCATACATATCAGTTGGTGTTTTGTTCCACATGTGAAACTGTAACACTCCCTGACTTGCTGGACTTCCCTCAAAACCATTGTACGAACCTTCCACTTTAGCCATCTCGCAAGACTTCTCAAGCGCGTGATAATATATAGTTTCAAAGATTTGCTGATTCAACAATTTAGCCTCTTCATGTTCCCAACTTAACTTGAGCATGGCAAACACATCGGCCAGACCTTGAACGCCAATACCCATCGGTCTTAAGTCAAGATTGTTCTTTTTTGCTTCAGGGATAGGATAGAAGTTGACATCGATCACATGGTTTATATTGTTTACGATGATCTTAACAATTCTTCCAAGCTCTTTAAAATTAAATGTTTTGTCAACAATGTTTACAAACTTAGGAAGCGCGATGGAGGCCAAATTACAGACCGCAACTGAATCAGGACTTGTGTATTCCATAATTTCTGTACAATTACCCAACAAGACCCCATTGAATATACCAAAGTTTCTAAGCGGTTCTGTAAAGCAAAATGTATCGTGAAGTCCTTCAAGAAGAGAAATACCTGTTACTTTGACAGGAGCCATTTTAGAACCATCTGGATTGTTTCCAGTATATAACTCTGTTCCAATCTTTATATCTTGCGCCTCGACAAAATAGTATCCTTTTGGAGCAGTTACGTTTTTCACTGGGATTTTGTGATAGTAAGTCATATTAACCTTGCTATTTGAAGAGAACTGAATTGTGAGAAGTTGTACATCGCTTCCTGTTTTTGTTGGTATAACATTGCTCCATTCAAATCCATTCCAAATCTTTGTTTCTTTTCCAACAATGTCTTTGATTTGCGCATAACCCAAAAATGTTAAGATCCATGTATCTCCACTCACACACAAGTTACTACTATTTATGATACCAATGTTGCTTTGGTTATTCTTCTTATTCACATGGTCTTTGTAAAGAATGTATGGAAGACCAGACTCAACTTGTGATTCAAGGATCGCTTTCCAAACATCTCTAGCCTTTACCACTTTAACCGCTTTGTTTGAAGCCTCTGCTTCTAAATAGATCTTGTCAAACTCTTCAGAGTGTGTTGTTAGAAGTTCTGGAACGACTGAAGGACAAATAAGACTCCAATCTTTATCTTCTTCCACTCTTCTCATAAAGATGTCTGGAATCCACATAGCTAGGAAAAGATCTCTTGCTCTGAGTTCTTCTGGCGGATTGTTTAGTCTAAGCGCCAAAAAATCAAGCACATCAGGATGCCAAGGTTGAAGATAGACCGCGAAAGATCCTTTTCTCTTTCCAGAGTTATGAACGACTCCAAGATTGAGGACAATGTAATTATTATTGTCGAGAATGGAAAGATCGTATGTTGGTCCAGAATACTTTCCCTGTGTGACGCTAGTGACTTTATACCAAGTCATACCTTTATATGATATTCCACTTTGAAAGGTTTCTGACAAGATTTGACTGCTTCCATCAATGACAAATGTGTAATTGTCATCAATATTAGTCCACTGTCCTTTGATTTGAACTTTATAAATTAACATGAGATATTTTAGAGTATGAACTAGTAAACGACCAGTAATGACAGATCTTTCTTTGTAAACAACAGTTGATTCTTTGAGTCCTCTATAGATTTGAATAGCGTGTGGAAGAGAACAGTCATAAAAGTCCCACCTGATTCGTTTTCTATTTTGTTCATCATAGATTGCGTCTTTTGATGGAATATCTTCATGACCATTTGGGATCTCAAAGTAGATTTCAATTTCTGACTGTTTAATTTCCATTGTGTATTCAATATTTCTCTTATCAAGAAAACTCTTGATGAATATGTATACGTCCAACTTTACACTTCTTCTTAATGTGATTGAATACTTTGTGTTGGATATTCTTCCAGTTCCAAGCATAATTCCGTAGAATCTGTAGATATCATGGTCGTCAAAAGTTGACTCTTTTGATTCAACCTTCCAATCAGGAAAACCTACATAATGATCAGTTGTCAATTCTTCAGCAGCTATATAGGATGGTTCTATCCCGCTTGTTTGGAGATAGCGAATATCGAATGGTCCTTTAAGAGCAAAAATTTTGTGATCTTTTGTCACAACAGTATCTTCAAGTGAGTGTTCAGTCTCGATTTGTAAAACTTCTTTATCAACAAGATTTGTTATTTTTCCAACGATTGGTTTGAAAGATCCATCCATTGTTACCGCAATATCTTGTGTTGTAACATCCTTAATCATTTTTGGACCATGACTAGTTAAGACGTAAGTATCTGGGTGAAAGCACTGATTTGCGTATCTACAAGTTGCGTTTAAAACCTGGCACATCGGTACAAGACCATCTGATGTTCCGTTTGTGGAGTGAATTGGACTTCCTTTCGCTCTGATTCTAGTGATATCGATACCAATGCCTCCGCCGAATTTAGAGATGAGTGCGCATCTAGTGTTTGTTTCATAGATGTGTTCCATCGCGTCGTCCATTTGAAGGAGGAAACAAGAAGAGAGGTTGCCAAATTTAGAACCAGCGTTGAAAAGAGTTGGTGATGCGTGTGTAAATGTTCCGTTGCTAAGTTCTTTATAGGTCTCAAGGATTGGAGAGAGATCATTGTTTTGTACAAATGGAAAGTGAATGGCAACAGAGACTCTCATAAGCATGTGTTGAGGACGTTCAATCACTTTCTTTCCCATTTTTTGAAGATACAATTTTTGTAGAGTTTTGAAACCAAAATAGCTATAGTTGTAGTCATTTTCATGGTTAATCCAGCTATCGAGTTGTTCTTTATTGTCACTTACAAACTTCATGAATTCTTCAGAGATGATATTGGAGCGTCTTTTTGTGTGTGGATTAATATATTCGTACAGTGCTTTCATTGTTTCATAGAAGGAGCTGAGTGTAGATTTGTGGTGATTTGATACACAGATTCTGGCAGCGAGAGTGTCATAGTCTGGTTCATAGGTGGACATGTAGGCAGCAGTTTCACTTGATAGGTCATCGATTTCAGAGGTGGTCATACAGTCTTTGAGAGAGAGGATGACATTTTTAGAGAGCATATCGACGTTGATATCAAGATCTCTAGCGAGTTGGATATTTCTATCAGTGATAGAATCGTATCTGATAGGAACTTTTTGACCGCTACGTTTAATTACAAACATTTTTATGTAAAGATGTTAACTTTTAAAATAATGAATAAAAAAGTTAAAATCAATTAATTTTATGGCAAGTCGCCTTTATTGTTACGCGTTCGCCAACAGTTGGTGAACTGACTGAATGTTCTACTCCTGAATGACAAACTAATAAAATATCTCCTGCTTCTGTATGACATTCCATAATCTCATTGTCTATCTTGAAGAGAGTTTTTTGGTCGCTTGTATTTTTGAGGACGATGATACATTCAAGGTGATCTTGTGAATTATTTTTATAATCGACGTGCCAATCGACATAATCACCAACGGAATAGATTCTCATAGTGAACATTGGGTTTGTGAGGGTAAGATTTATTTTTTCAAGTTTAGATTTGATCAATTGGAAAGTGGAAGCTTGAGATGGTGAGTCTTTGATAACGTTGCTTTGTTTTCTGGAAGAGTCGATGAGGTGGAGTTGGAACCATTGATCTTCTTTAGGAAGATTATTGAGGAGCAAGTTGACTTCTTCAAGAGAGAAGAAGTTTTTAAGATGTGAAAAGCCAAATTTATCTGGAATCATTTAAATCTAAATTATTTCAATAATTAATATAAAATAAGACTTTAGATTAATTATTTATGTATATAAGAAATTAGAATGATGGCTTTAAGCAATAGATCTTTTGATGATGTCGTGATGAATACAACCTCTGCTTTTATAGATATGGCTGGGGCGTCAAGCGTTTTTTTGTATAATTTTTTTTTTTTGCAG